ATGTGAAAATTCCCCCTCCCCCTTTTGATCGGATGAGGCCGATTTTGACCGTGAACTGTCAGGAGTGCTGTCAGGAGTTTGTCAGGTTGAAACCCAGAGGTCCTGACGGAATAAAGTTAATTAAATCAAGGCGGTATGGGGGACCGTCAGGACCGTCAGGTTGAACTCCTCTTTATTGCGTGTACACGCGTTAAGAACCTCTTTGGTAAGGTTTTTATTTTTAAAGAAAAAGTACTGACGGTCCTGACCAAAAGTATAAATTCAGGGACTTAACTCCTGACTGCCCTGGGTGACGCGAGTTGACGGTCCTGACAGTTTCAAGAAAAGGACCGGCAAGTCCAGATGGAGTTTGGGTCCTTCTGGGGCTTTCGCTGACGCGGGTAGGAATGACCGCGAGCTTTCTGGACACTTAAACAAAAAAACGGATCGGAAGAATGGAACTTACGGAGAAGACGGGACATAGCGAGATGATGATCAGGGCCGACCGGTTGCAGCCTGGGGATGTGGCAGCAGCCTTCACCCCGGAATTCCTTGACCTGGACCGATGCAGGGAGTGGATCTTGAACCAGATCCACCGGAACGGCGCAGTTTGTCCGGGGTGCGGATCTTCCATCGAGGACGAACAACGGCTGGTTCGGTTCTGGAGCGGGAAAAGATTGTCCTGCCCCTCATGCGGTAAAAAGTTCACCGCCCTTACTGGCACCTTCCTTTCCGGCAGCTCCCTTGATTTCAGGGACATCTTTTTTTTGATACAGGCCCTGGGATACGGGGCAAGGGCAACGGATACGGCAAAGCGGATCGGTTGCGACCCAAAGACTGTGACCAACTGGCGCAATAAGCTTGCGAGGGCCCTTTGATGAAGATCAGCGGCACACATCGAACATTATCAAAACAAACACATAAGAACAGGAGAAATGCAATGGATAACAATTTAATCAATTTCGAGTTCAATTCTAATTTGGTCAGGGTCTTCAAGGATGAAGAGGGAACTCCTTGGTGGGTGGCAAAGGATGTTTGCAGCGTTCTTGAAATTAACGACCACTACCAGGCGATTGACAGATTGGAAGATGATGAAAGGGGTAGGTGTAAAATACCCACCCCCGGTGGGAAGCAGAATATGGTCACTGTCAACGAACCCGGCCTCTACACCCTCATCATTCGATCCAACAAGCCTGAGGCAAAAAGGTTCAAGCGCTGGATCACCCACGAGGTCCTTCCCACCATCCGCAAAACCGGCAGATACGAAATGCCCGGAGTCGGCATGATGGATGAAGACGCCAAGAAGTCCAACATGATCCACTACTCCGTATCTGGACTCTGCCAGGAAGCCGATAAGTTTCTGGGCGGCAAGGCGGCACTTACGGCGCTGAACTACTTCACCGGCATGCCCGTGGATGACCTCATGGACGAACTGGAGACCCAGAAAGAAGCGGCCCAGCCCAGCGCTGCTTCTAAAAATCAAGTCAACCCAACAGTTGCGGCCTTCGTGAACACCCATTGTGTTTTGGACGGGGGTGCTGAAGTCCGGAAAGCGGATTTATACACGACATATGTTGATTACTGCAAAGACAATAACCTGCTTTGCGTCAACAACTGCATGTTTTTCCGGTCCTTGAGCCAGGTGGGCAATTTCAGGAGAATCAGAAAAAGTCTTGGAAACAACCGGGTTCAATTTATCAGCGGGATCAGGCTTAAAAATAACCATCACATGGAGATGGTCGGATAACAGGACATTGGGAGGACGTTACCGCGTCCTCCTCTTTCGAGACTGGAATCAGGAATTTATGTCAGACACACTTCCAAATCCAAAAGCAATTACCGAGTATTTGAAAGATGCCGGGTACAAGGTCAGTCAGTCAACCGTATACAAGCACAGGGATGAAGGACGAATCCCTGTGCAGAAGGATGGCGCTTTCCTTGTGACGGACGTGGACCGGTATGCATCCATTCACCTGAAACCCCTGGATGGTTCAAAGCCCACAGAAGACACGGATAAGCTTCAGAAGAAAAAGCTTGATGCTGAAGCACGTAAAGCCCTGGCCCAGGCAAAACACTGGGAGGTAAAAACCCATGTGGAGTCGGGCCAGTACATTGATCGGGATCTTTTCAATGGAGAGTTGGCCGCCAGGGCAACCATCTTCAGGAACGACCTGGAAACGTTCTTCCGGTCAAACGCCGGTGAGATCATCAAAAAGGTGGATGGGGACGGGAGCAAGAATCCGGACCTGATTGATTTTTGCCTGGAACGATTGGAGCTCTATCTTGGCCGGTATTCAGCACCCAAGAAATGGATGGTGCCCCGGATTGAAATAACAGGAGCAGATGCAGAATGATACCAGAAGCCATCACATTCACAGATGCTGAACGTCATATTTTTAAAGCAAAGGAGAAGATCACTGTCTCCCAGTGGGCGGAGATGCACCGGCGAGTCACCAGGGGACCGGCACCGGGGCAATGGATGAACGAAATGACCCCGTATCTGGTTGAGCCCATGGACGCATGGAACTTGCCCTGGGTACAGAAGATCTTTCTTTGCTTTGCTCCCCAGACAGGCAAGACGCAGATTGCGATCAACTGCATGGGGTATGCTGCGGATCAGGACCCGGGGCCAGCCATGTACGTGATGCCAGATGAGAAGACGGTGAAGCGGATCAGTCGCAGGCAGATCATTCCGTCTTTGAAGTCATCTCCCAGGACGGCGGATCTTTTGAGCAAAAAGGCCGATGATGTCTCCACGCTTTCCATTAACTTTATCAACGGCATGGATATCATGATGGCCTGGGCAACGTCTCCGGCGGTCATGGCATCGGAATCGGTCCGGTATCTCTTTTTTGATGAGCCCGGCAAGTATCCCGAGTTCTCAGGCAAGGAAGCGGACCCTTTCTCCCTGGGGGAGGTTCGAACCAATGCCTACCCCTTTACCAAAAAGATCCTCTACTTCTCCACCCCGGCCTATGACGGAGACGCGTTTGCAAGGCTCATGGATGAGGATGTGGAGCTCATGCATCACTTTGAAGTACCCTGTCACGTTTGCGGAGAGTTCCAGAAGATGGAGTTCCCAAACATTCACTGGCCCAAGGGATCCCAGGCAGACCCGAAAACGGTCATCCGAAAGAAATCGGCCAGGTACGCCTGTACTCGATGCGGCATGGATTGGGACGATGTCGACCGGGACCGGGCCGTTAAAAACGGAAAATGGGTCCCTGAACAGGAGATCAACAGGCCGGTTTCCGTGGGATACCACCTGCCGTCCTGGTACTCTCCCTTTATCAGTCTCTCCAATGTAGCGGCTGATTTTCTGCGAGGCCTCCAGGACCCGGGAAAGATGATCGCCTTTGACACCCAGCACAAGGCCGTTCCCCATAAACCGGTCATTGCAACCACGAATGAGTCTGAATTGTTGAAGCACAGGACAGATATTCCGCCAGGCATTGTTCCCAAGGAAGCGGTTGCCCTGACTTGTGGGATCGATATGCAGAAGAGCAATTTCTATTTTGTGGTCAGGGCCTGGGCCCCGGATCTCACAAGCTGGCTCATCCAATATGGGACCCTTTCCAACTGGGAGGACGTGGAACGCTTGGTGTTTGATACCCGGTACCCGGTGAAGGACTCCCAGGAGACCAAGGGGATTTTCCGGGCAGCGCTTGATACCGGTGGCGGTATGGACGCAGACGGAGACTGGTACCGGACAGAGGAAGCATATGAGTGGCTCAGGGACAACAGCCGGGGCGTGGTCTTTGGGATCAAAGGCGGTTCCAGATCCCAGTTCCAAAAGGTCACGGTCAAGATCATGGATAAGTTGCCCAGGAGCAACAAACCTATCCCCGGTGGGTTGGAGTTGCGGTTGCTGGATACCCAGCAACTCAAGGACTTGCTTCATTTCAGGCTTACCCGGAAAGAGGCCGATCCCCTAAAGGGACGAAAAGCGGAGCAACAGCGTTTTTATCTCCATTCGGAGACGGACGTGCAATATGCCAAGCAGTTTCTGGCAGAAGAGAAACGCCGGGATAAAAAAACAAAAACCGTTAGATGGCAGCCGATTAAAGGCAGGGCGAATCATCTTTTTGATTGTGAGGTGTATGCCGCCGCCTGTGCCGATTCGGCCTGGACCCCCAGCATCAGATATTTGGCAAAGATTGAAGAAACAAAAACTATTGAAACAAAATCAAAACCAGCAACAAAACCGGAACCGCAGGCACAAGGGCCTTCAGGAAAACGGAATAGGCCAAGCTGGTTCAACAAGAGGTGATGATATGATTGAAAAGACTTTGAATGCACAGCAAGCAGCAGCAATGATCCCCTGTTCACGGTCCCATGTGTACAGATTGTTGGAGAGTGGTGAGATCACCGGGTACTATACAGGGAACAGGCGGGGGTTGAGGGTGATTGTAAAGAGTGTTGAGGAGTTTATTGAACGTCGAAAGTATGTGTATGCCGTGGAGGTCTGAAGTTGATGTCTACGCGTAGACTTTTTTATTCTTAACTTGGACTTGGGCCCGGTGGCCTTACATAAGAACCCCCAAAAAAACAAAAAGGAAAATATGGAGGAGCGTATCCATTTGAGTCTCATTTAAAAATGGATACGCTCCTCCATAGATGGATGGGTACACGGGGGCGTGTAATGAGAGGACATGAGGATTGTTTTGGAGATGATGGATAATCTCCATAAAGTTGATTTTTAAAGGTAGTACACTTGCTATTTTTTCGATCAGGGTGTACTGAAATTAAGTTTGGTTGTGGATAATAAAATACATAAGCTTTCTGGAATCATACAACAGCAACATGTTATTTAGAAAGAACGGTTGAATAACTGGTTAGCTCTTTAAAAGGAAATAACAAAATGGCATATCGGAACAAGGTGTATGTCTCAATGGATGCAGATAATGACCTACATTATTACCGTTTGATGCAAGCATGGAAACAAAATGATCGAAGTTCTTTTAATTTTTACGACGCACATGATCTGAATACCATTTTTGATAAAAGTGAGGCGTCAATAAAAGCCGGTCTTCAGGAGCGTTTTAGAAATACGAAAGTATTTGTTTTATTAGTCGGTGACCATACACGTTACTTATATAAGTTCGTGCGTTGGGAAATTGAACAGGCTTTGAAACGAAACATACCTTGTATTATTGTTAACTTGAATGGAAAGCGCCAACAGGATAGTGGCCGTTGCCCTGCAATAGTAAGAGATCAATTAGCTATCCATATTAGCTACAATGCTAAAATATTAGAGTACTCTCTTGAAAATTGGCCTCAATTTCATATTTCAAAAGCTTCAGAAAGTATTAATCAGGCATATCACTATAATGATAGTGTTTATAAAAGGCTGGGGTTATGAAGCGTTTTTTTGAGTGCTGTTCCATCATTGTAATGTTTTATTTTATCCCACGTCATTGGAAAGAATCATGGCCAAAGCTGATTAATAAAAATCTTTGGTTCTTGGGTACTGCATGGTTAATCATTTCCCTCATACAATTTTTTTTCAAAAATTTAAACCCCATTCCTCAAACTCCCAATGTGTTCTGGGGAGTTTTTTTTGCATCATTTGCTTTGGCTACAATTTCAACAATACCGCCATTAAATATTGTCGATAAAATTCAAGGAAAAGATATTGCGATTAGAATTATAGTTGGTGATATTTTTAATCAAGCTGGAGATGTTGTCGTAAGTACAAATTCTACATTTGATACCACTTTTAATAATGATTTTATATCTCCGAATAGTGTTCAAGGGCAACTTACGCTACATGAGTATGATAAAGTTGATTATCTCGACCAAGAAATAAAAAAACAATTGAACAGTTGCGCACCAGTACAAATTCACTCTCGTTCTGAAAGTAAAAAAAAACAATACGAAATCGGCACCATAATAAAGCTTAACCACAGATCAAGTTTTAGGTCATATTGGGTGGCAATGGCAGACGTGAATGAATATGGAAAACCAAATGGAAAGTTTGAAAATCTTCAAATATGTTTAGAAAGCCTTTGGCGTTATATTGGTGAAAAAGGCCATATGAGTCGAATTAACATCCCAATTTTAGGCTCTGGAAAGACAGGGATTAATGAAAATCGTTTCACAATACTAAAAGAAATTATTTTTTCTTTTGTTGCATACGCTAAAGAACAAAAAATTACTGAAGAACTTGTTATTTGTATTCACCCATCTGATCTAAGATCTGAAAAAATTGATATATATGAATTAAGAAAATACCTCAACTATCAGTGCGGATACCGTTACGAGTCAAAGAACGGGCAAATAACAAGTATAGAATTGAGCTAACAAAGCTTTTGCAGCGGATCTCAAAAAAACGCGTCCGCTGAAAAGTGTCGTTAAATCGGTACATAAAAAATAGATCGCAAGATACGTTTTTATACATTACTAAACAATTTTTGATTCGAGGGCATTTTGTTTATTATAGGTTCATCGAATAAAAAAAAATGATGGATTCCTTCAGCTTTTCAAAATAAATGTTTTTCTTGTTTTTCTTGTCTTTTTTGTTTTTATCGTCGTTATCTTACCGGACACCTATCCCCAATAATGTCATATTCCCCCCATGGCAATTTTCACACTACAAGAACTCGATGAACAGATTTCAGCTTACAAGCAAGCTCTTTTGGCCCTTGCCGTCAGCCAGTCCTATAAGCTGGGTGGCCGGGAGTATGTTCGGGCTGATCTTCCCGAGATCCGGGAGACATTACAGTTCCTCGATCTGGAGAGAAGCAAGCTGACCTGCGGATCCGGCCCGAAGTTTGTTACCGGGAGGGTGTTCAGGCGATGATACCTTTATTATATGGTCCTGATAACCGGCCCCTGACTGGGTCCCATTCCGTCAATTCCAACTCATCATATGGCGTTCATCGCACGGCTGGCGGTTATGGGGGTACCCTTTCCAACTGGGTAACTTCCCGGATGAGCCGGGATACTGAGCCGTTTCAGCGGGGCACCGTTGCCACCCGGGCCCAGGATCTGGTTGCCAATGATCCCCATGCGGCCAACATCGTGGACAGCATGGGGGTGAGCGTTGTGGGAACGGGGCTTCGGCCCCAGTCCCGGCCCAATAAGAAGATGCTTGGGTGGAATGACGAACAGGTGACTGAGTTCCAGGAGCAGGCGGAGTGGGCCTTTTCCATCTGGGAGAAGGAGGCGGATGCTGCGGGGCGGCTTTCCTTTTGGGCTATTCAGTTTCTTTCCATCCAGTTCCTGGTTGTCAATGGTGAGTTCTTTAGGATCCCGGTGATGCTGGATGATCCGGACAGGACCTTTTCTTTGGCGCTTCAGTGCGTGAACCCGTTGCGGATGTACACTCCCTCCGATTTGACATGCGACAGCAGTATCCGTGACGGGGTCACC